TGCCCTAACTTTACCTTCTTCCGGATTTGTTGCAGAACCTTCACCAAAACTTACAGGATAAAATCTACATCTGTCTAAATAATCCTTTATTAAGGTATTTTCATCAGATATTGGTTTAAGTCCCATTTTTTGTCTATACACATTTAAACTATCCACTAGTTGTTTTTTATCTAAACCACCACGACCCATCATTATTAATTTATACACACCTTTTTTAAGTGTATTCGGATTATGACCTCTTGCAGTAATAATTGAAAATATTGACCCATTATTAATTGCTTCAACAAAATCCATCCAAGGACCTCTCACTAATGGAGCATTTTCTATATCACGTAAAAATTTTTGGTCACCAGCAGTTCTAAAATATCTGAACGGATCACTACCAAAACCAATAATAGTCTCACCATTATAGTTAAATGGTTTTTCACCAATCTCGGTTCTATACTCCGCAAAGTCTTCAGTTGACATACCAACTTCATCACCTTCTTCATTCTTTAGAACAATTTGTGTCGGCATTTTCATTAAATTATCATCCCAATCAAAAGCATAATACTTTAAACCATATTGTTTTTCTTTTACCTCATTTACCATTTCCGAAATGATTTCTCTGGTTAAAATTTTATAATTCATACTAATAAATATCTTATAAATAAAAAAAGGGAGAACTTGTCTCCCTTTTCTTTTATTATTGTTTTTTTTAGATATTTTCAAACGATGCTCCTGTTGGAGTAATGAAGAAAGTAATATCTATAAATTCAAGTGAACGAGTTGGTTTGATATAAATCTTACCCGTCATTTGATTTCTGTCTAAGTCCGCAGTATCACTTGAAACTGTAACTCGGAAATCATATAAACCTCGGTCTCTTCTAATAGAGTCTAAAATTGGATTAACTGCATTTAAGAAATCTTGTCTTACTTGTTCGTCATTTTGATCAAACAACAATCTAACAGAAACTGCAGATATCAACTTACGAGCTTGTAATAACAATCTTCTAACATTGATTCTATCTAACGCAGATTCTCTAACTTGAAGTGTCTTATTACCCCAAATTACCGTACCCACATCAGAGAAGGTTGCAATTGGATTAAGTCTTCCAAGATAAAGTGTGTCTCTATCTTCTTGAGTTAACTTCTTACGTGCTTTAACCGAATTTACAATACCACGAGTGTAACCAGCCGCAGCAAACCAAGGGAAAGCAATATTATCAGTTAACGCCAAGTTTCTTGTCACTTCAGCCGTTGGTGGAATATAGATTTGTGTATTATTAACACTATCTTTTGTCAATACCCACGGATAATAAGTTGCAGTATAGTTGGAATCAATACCCGTGTTATCTAAATTATCAACCGCTTCTTGTGGGTATATTAATCCATCTACACCTGTTGTTGTAGGTAAGAACAAGTTATAATCTGGCGTTGTTGTTATATACAATGAATCCGCTCTTTCATTTTCAATCATATCAATTGCTGATTCAACTAAATCGGAGTTATTAGTATAATCAATACCAGGTGTAACAAATACATTAATATTGACCGCTTCAGGGTTAACAAATGTTCTAATTCCTAACAAGTATGCGTAGTAATCAGTATTTGCCCAAGTACGAGTTCCATCACCGATAGAGATTTGTTTAAACGCTCCCCATCCTGTAGCACTTGGATATCTATCTGTAGGACAAGCCCCATTTAAATAACCAATTCTACCTAACACATATTTATCACCATTAGTTCTAAATTCTCTATAGATATCCCATCCGTCAAATCCTCCTTGTACGAACAAAGTGAATTTTCTTGAGAATATTCTGTAGTATGGACTTAACTCACTTGTTGGTTCAGATGCAAATGGTGCGTCTCCAACAAAGAATCTTGGTGTTCCACTTGTTGAAAATGCACTTGAGATCGTAAGACCACTAGCATTTTTATCCATATGGTAACCTTTTGTTCTGTAAGACCATTCACCACCTTCTAAATTACAAGATGAGATTGGGTTTTGTTTACCTTTATACTCAAAGAAAGTACTATCATATCCCCAGAAATTTGACATACCAAGGTAAGTTCTTCTTACGTTATCACCCGAAGTTGTTGTTGTATTATCTCCACCTGTTGGTAAACCAAATGGGGGATTATAAATAACTTCACCTGGGAAATCATATTTTGTCTTATAAATTGGGAATGGAGGAATTGCTCCAGCGTACTCTCTAAAGTTAAAACCTTCAAATCCACAAGGTAGTGCGTCTACCGGTGCATCTTCATTCATTTCAACCATAATATATTTAGAGTTCAATTCATATTCACCATCAAGTGTTCCTACTTTTTTAGCGATGAAATTATTTTGACTTGGATCCAAAGTACAGTTTGTGAATTTCTCCAATACTGTAGGTGCGGAATCGTTATCATAATAATCACGAACTAACACAGTAAATGTTTGGTTTGCAAATGATATATCTGAAATTGATATTTTAACTTCAGTATTTGCAGTATTACCATCCGAAATTGTGTAGAACTTAAATAAGTTATAAATTTTAGTACCTCTTAATTCAGATACAACCCAAGGAGAACTTGGTGATTGATATCTATCTAAGTACCAACCTATTGATGTGTTCTCTTCACTTTGTGCTGAATCCAAAGAAATAAGGTTATTACTCAAACCTCTAATATATCCCTTCTTATATGCGTAATTTAATAAGTTTTGGAATCTTTCTTCTAACATTAAAGGAACAACATTTCTTGGTTTTCCAAAATTGGTAGTTCCAAACACTTTAGGTATGTATTTAGCATCACTAGATGTAAATGAAGTCTCAAACGAGAAATTAGTTCCTTCATAATTTGTTGCATTAACCAAGAATGACATATAAGGATTTTTTGCAACCCCAGAATATGGTCCTGTCATATCAAGTGTTACATCAGTAACTCCAGTAATTTCATATGTTGGGTTAGTACCATCAACATAGTCAGAAATACCTCTTGATCTTAACGTTCCAACCACCATATCATCATAATCAGTAAATGAATTACCTGTGTATAGGTAAAGTTTACCCACTACTTGACCTGAATAACAAGTTGTTATTTCTCCTGTGTTTTGTGTTCCACCACTAGCGAATGAACAAGGATTACAAGGGTCATTTATTAAAACATTAACCGTCCAAGTTGTTGTTGAAGTACCATCTTGAGATATTAACGTGTAAGTTAATGTTCCCGCAGAAAAATTTACTACAGTAACATTACTTTGTTGGATAACAGAATCTACCGTAACCCCTGTAGTACAAGCACTAAATGTTGGTGTTATTGCCGATAAATCACCTGTGAATCCTGATGGTAAACAAACGTTAATTATGTTTGTATCATAATTAATAACACCTGAAGTACCACTAACACTATAGTTATAGAATGATGCACAATTACTTGATGTTGATGTTACGGTTGTTCCTGTAACATAAGAGTAGAATGAAAAACCTGTGTAATTACCATTTCCTGTGTTATCAAACAAAGCATAATACCAAGAATCATTTAATGGTGATTCAAGATTAGTTGCATCTAAAGATACTGAAGGAACACTAAAATTATTGTTTTCAGTTCCAGCAGAAAAGATTGGGTTTAAAAGGTTATAATCATCAGTATCAATAGAACCAAAATAATCAATTACCGTTTGACCGGTTGCGGGATTATCTAATGTTATAATACTATATATTGTTGATGTAATATCATCATCTAAGGTAGATACTCCCCCATTAAATTGTTGGTAAGATGTATTTAACAATGTTTGGATTTGATCTGGAAAATTACCAGTAAACCCTACTGATGATATGTTATTAGTACAACCTGTGAAATTAACTGAGAAATCAACTGTATTAGCCGATGTACATACAAATGCACAATCAACCGTTACACCACTAGCACAATCAAATCCGATTGTTGTTGGGTCAACGTTTGCGACAGTTACGATTGACCAAGATGGTCCAGCATCATAACCAGATAATCCCAATACTCTTGTTACGAATAATTGGTTAGATTGTTGTAAATATGATTTTGCGATATACGATGCTTCATATTTAGGAATTTGAGTGTTTACGAATTTTTCTGCAGATGTTCCACCAAAAAATGTTGTAAACTCATCAAAGTTTCGGATAAAGATTGGTTCGAAAGCAGGACCTTTTAAAGTCTCCCCCACAATACCTAAAGTGGTAACACCAACGCTTTGCGCAACGAAACTTAAGTCTACTTCTGAAGTATATACACCTGGTGATACAAATACTTTACTGTTAGTTGCCATTTTGTTTGTTTGTTTATAGATTTATTTTATTATATAAATATTGGTGTTTTTAGCAAAAACTTTACTTATAAGAAACTATTTATATTTTGGTATGATTTAATTCTACCTTTTTTCTACCTATGAGTGAAGATGTTAAAAAAATAAAGAATTTAAAGATTTCGGTTGAATCACACGAAGTTCTAAAACGTTATTGTGATAAACGTGGGATAAAAATGTATCGTTTTTTAGAAAACCTTATAATTGAAAAATGTAAGGAGAAAAAAGATATTTATGGAGAAGATTAATTATATTAGACCTTGGGTGAATATAATTTTAGTGTCGTCAGACTCGTTTGGTTTAACAACCGTAATTCTTAAGACATCATTTGTATTAATTTGAATTAAATTAATATTATCACCATAATAATCACCATTAATATAAACACTAAAGTTATCTATATTTGTGGTAT